GCCGCCAGCGGAGTCAGTGGCAAGATTTAAGTTAGCGCGATCTGCTTCATTAAAGTCTGTAAAGTAAAGAAACTGTCTGCTTGGGTTAATGTTCCAATCAAGCTCATCTTCCTTTGCGTTTAGCGCAGTTTGAAGATCGGTCTGAGAACTGAGAGTTCCTGTGATACTTCCCCATGTTCCGCCGCCAGTGGAAGATTGCAGCTCATACACAGTTCCAGTCCACAGATAAAGGTCGTTCAGTCCTGTGTCGATGTAAAGAATGCCTGAAGTTCCAGTCACAGGAAAGCTTGCGAAGTTAGGATGAACAGAGTTCCCAGATGAGCCGCCGCCGTTTCCTACGCCTGAAATTAAAGGATAGTTTGTAACAGCCACTTATCCCCCCATGTACACGTCAACAGACGCGCCTGTGCCAGAGATTGAAGCGACTCTGGCTCTCACATATCTCCACTTAGCATCGAACTCTTGACCGTCGCCTGCATCAGTCGCTGAACCAAGAGTTAGAGATATTGTCATGGCAGTGAGCCAATGAGAGTCTTGTGTTGGATTAGTTACGTTAGAAACTTGTATGTCAACAGCAGCAGCTCCTGAACCTGATGTCGTTCTTCCAACAGCTTGAAAGGTTAGCTTTGCATCCCATGCCGTATGACGTTGACCCGACTGTGTAGTTGTAGCTCCAGAGAGCAGAACGACTGAGCTTATTTGTCTCTTCATTTAGAACCCCCTGAAAGCCAGCGCGAGAACTTTCTGACTGTTGGAAACATTGACCATGATGAGCCAAGCTTTAGGTCTTTGTTTCCTATCTCAAAGACTTCGCATCCTTTTTGAAGTGCAGCCTTTAATCTATCAACGTCACTGACTACTCCGATTTTAACTATTTTATTCTTAAAGACAACGGCTACTCTCGTCATTTTAACCCCAAGAATTTAGCGACTGTGAGCAGTTTCTGCACAAGCTCCCCGAATGTTCCAGGGTCATTGTTCGATGCGGTCAGCGCATCCCAAGGATTGCCTGCTGAGCCTGCGTTCGCGAGAGCTTCTCCAGTTGAACCAGCGTCGTTATATAAAGCGATCTGCGCTTCCCATACAGCTTGAGCCAATCCTTCAGGACTGAGTGGCGTAGGACCGCCGCCTTCTGCTTCCATGTTCGCCGTGGCAGTCAATGAAACATCAGGGGAAAGAGTGAGAGTTCCATCGGCAGTCACTGAGAAGATGGCACCACATAAAGCGTCAAGCTTTGTCAAAGTCATCGTTGAAGATGCTTCTCCAGATGCTGCCGCCGCAAGCAGAGCGGAAGCTGCCGTGAGAGAAAGAGTTCCGTTAGCCACAGCAGAAACAATCTGATCAAGTTGAGCGTTCACAACACTTAAAGTTATTGTTGAACTTCCGTCCATCGGCTGAGCAGGGGTCAGCGTTCCTGCGCCTGCAATAATAAGCTGAGCTATTGTCTGAGAACTCATAGCTCCAGCTTTTTGAGGGAGAACAACAGAGCTTCCATGCAGATAACCTTGAGGCCAGCCGCCGAATCTCTGATTGAAAGCTCCATAAAAGCGATTGCGAAGACCGCCTTTTATAGAGCCGCCGACTTCATGAGCCAGAAAGCCGCCAGAAGTTCTGAGCGGATTCTGATAAATGTTTCTCACGTTTCTCGTTAAAGCCACTTATTAACCCCATCCAAAGTCATTCGACCCATAGAAGTTAGTTGATGCAGCCGTTGCCGCTCCAGCAAAGTAAAGCCAAGTTAAACACGCTCCGTCTGGAATGCGTGGAAAAGAAGGAAGCTGGTTTACAAAGTCTCTCTCGCTTGCAATCGCTGCCGTTGTGATCGGTATGCTCATGATAGGTCTTGCCAGAACCAAAGCTCCGACCCCTGCGCCGGAAGCTGCCGAGAAAGTCAAAGTCTGAACTGACTGAACGCCTGTGTCTCCAGAGGCCAGAGGGAGAAAAGGACCGTAGTTGTTAGCTGCCGTTCCTGAGTGAGCAATGTGTGGAGTGATCGCAGAAGCTGTCATCGAAGTTGTGACAGGCAAAGTTCGTCCTGCTGTTCCTGCTTGGTTCGTATAGGAAAGCGCGATGTTGTGAGCCGTAGCTCCTGAAGTTGTTGTGATAACAAAGTATGCTCTCACACCTACGCCGTTCACATAACGAAGAGTCGGGGTTCCAGTCAAAGTCTGAGCAGTTCCTGAGTTGACACTGATTCCGGGATAGTAGCACTGCATATCAACAAGCATCAGTTGAGCAGGAACGCCAGTCGCAACAGCAGTCACTGCCGCCGCGTTGAGAAGATGCTTTGTATCTGCTGAGACGTTTCCGCCATGCCACAGACTGAAGCCGTTTGTATTGCTCACGTTCTGACACGCAAGAGCTGTTCCAGTCCACGCGTTCGCAACAGGGGTTCCGTTGAGTGGACTGAAGTCATACCAACGACCAGCAGCATAAGCAGCAGCTCCTGTTATCTTGTTCCAGTCTGCTCGCCAGAACTTGCCGTTGACTGTTGTCTCCTGAATAAAATCATCCATTGATGAAAAGCCCATGTGTGTCTCCTATACGTTTATAAAAGTTAGTTCTGATCTAAATGCAGCAGCGTTCGTTGCGTTTCTTAGCATCATAAAATTTAAGTGTGCGCCCTCAACAATTTCAGGGAGAACATATTTGTCGAGTCCAAAGACTTTCTCTGCCGGAACATCTATCTCTATGATATTGAGTTCAGCAATCGGCTTCACAAGAACAAGACAGAAGAAGCCGCCAGTGGCTCCTGCAAGCTGAACACTTGTCACTGACCTGATTCCTGAGTCTCCACTTGCGAGTGGAAAGAATGGAGATATTGCTCCGTTCGTTCCGTTTATATCTCCCATCGTTGCCATGTTTCCGATGTTCGTACATGGAGCCATGCGAGCCTGAGAACTTTTCGCCACTCCGTCTTGATTGATGTAGTTCATCGTGAGAACTGCATAAATAGATGAAGGAGCAAGCCCTACGAAAGCCGCGCGAACTCCTGCTCCAGTTGTGTATCGAGGAAGAGAAAGCGTGTTATCCATCTCTTGAAGATCAACAGAATCTCCGTCAATCAAAGTGTAGTACATGAGATAGTCGCACAGATACACAAGCGAAGGAGCTGCTCCTGTTCCTGAGCATAAACCTTGCCATCGTTGAAGATACTTTTTCATGCCGGGAATATAGTTTCCGGGATAGACTCCAAAGTTTCCAGAGTTGTTTAAAGGGGTCGCCGTCAACTCTGTTCCTGACAATGGGTTATACTTCGGAACTCCTGATGACTGATTCAAGTCAACGAAGAACCCGGCAGCAGCAGCGGCTGGCGTAGTTAGCTTTGTCACATAACTGCGCCATTCTCTGCCATTCTCTAAAGCTGAAGAAATATCTCCAAAGCTCTGAATGCTCATCAATTAGTCCAGAGTGAATGATAAAGCGTTCGCTGCGAACTGTGGCTGAATCCCTGTTGATACTGGAATCGAAGTATTCAATGCAGCTCTTGCGATGATTGTTCCAGCTCCTGATGCTGTTGTTACAATCGAAGCGTGAGTGATTGTCGCTGTTCCAGAAGAACACTGTGGGAACTGAGCAAGTGCTGTGTTAGAAACGACTGCTCCCGATACTGTTATCTCTGTAGCTCTATCAAGAGCAACGCGAGCATATCCGCCATAGGAAGTCTCACTTGTTACGGCGGAGCCAGCTTCGCCGGGGTCTGCTGTGTGAAGTGCAATCCATAAATCTGTATTGGCGTTCCAAGGAAGTGCTGTTCCTTTAAAGACTTGTTCGAGAACTGCTGTCTCGGCTGTGTTACTAAACGACATTTATTCCCCCTTTAAGAATAAGTATATGTTGCTCTGTCATTCCATACTTTGTCAAAATCTGCTGTTCCGTCTGCCCATGTCACTTGAACTTCTGGGTCAGAAGATGTGTCGAGTTTCTTGATTCTCCATGCAGGGTCAGCCACATCCGAACCCGGAAGAGCTTCGCCAATATAAGAGACCGTTGCAGAAACATCGTCCATCAATAATTTATATTGCTTCATAACCACATCCTCTATCGGCGTATTGTTCCAGCTTCCCGAAGTATAATAAAGAATATCTCCTTCATTCGGGAATCTTGCGAACACATCAGCCAAGTCGTTTACAGAAGCGGCTCCTATCACAGTCTCGACTCTCGCATCTGTGTAGTAAAGGTTCGTCGTTCCTTCTGGCAGGCCATCAGTATCTGAAGGACCGCCGCCACCGCCTGCTGTCTGGTCGTACATGATGCCATCCCAGAGATACATATTCCCTGTTCCCTGATCGACATACAAAACGCCGCCTTGACCGACTACAGGGAAGCTCGCAAAGTTCGGATAAAACTCCGTTTCATTTCCGGGAGTTCCAGTTATTCCGCGATAGACAACTTTTCCCACGGCTTAGCTTCCCATTGTAACGCTCAGTGATGCGCCAGTTCCTGAGATGGACACAACATTCGCTCGCACATAAACCCAAGGCGCGTCTGTTGTTTCCCCATCTGCATCGACTGATGAATCACTCAGAGTTAGATTGAAGATAATGCCAGTGACAAACGGACCGCTTCGACTATTGGAGAATTCGATCTGCACTTGAGCAGCTCCGCTTCCAGATGTTGTCTGACCGAATACGAGAAAAGAACGCTTAGCGCCCCAAGGACGATGAGGAGTTCCTGCTCCTGTCGTCGTCTCATCTTTCAATAAATAGACTTCATCTGACTGCCTTTTCATATTTCTCCACAAGAAAGCGGCAGGCTCAATCGCTCAAGCCCGCCTTCTATTCCTAGATAACGTCTTGATCGCCAGTGCCTTGCGGCTCTTGCTCTTCGATGTCATCGGAATGAGTGTCTTTCTTGCTAGGCTTCTGGCCTTTCACAGCTTTGCCTTCAAGAGACTTCATCCATTTCTCGGAGAAATGATCGCGACTGGAAAGTGTGAACACTTGACCCGGTCTCATGCGTCTCTCGGCGTAGTAGCCTAACTCGATTGCTTGCACTCTCATGATATACTCCTTTGTTACTCAGCTTATGAAGTAAATGCGCTGTTGTCAGCGTATGACTTATAAGCGTCGATGTCTTTAGTTAAGAAGGCAGTGATCGCTCCAGTAGTCAAGTTTCCACCTGATACTGTGTAGCGAAGACCCAAGTATCGCTCAAGGTTAGCGATAGGAAGCTTGATAACAAGGCGACTTCCAACAGCAGACAATGCTGCGAAAGTTCCAAGTGTTGCCACTGTAGTCGCTGAAGACATACCTGTGTTGTCATCTGTCTCTGCCGTAACAGTAACAGTTGAGTCACTGCCTGTATCTGTGAATGCAGATACAACTTGAGCAACAAGATACACGTCTTCTCCAACGCCTACGTTTCTGCCAGTGATTCCAAGATCAACGATGTCAGTTGAAGCTGCTGTTGCAGTGATCGCCTGAGCATTGCTGAATCTGTTTTGAACGTCCATAATCATAATAAACTCCTTTAATTAAATTGGTTAAAAATTGAGAAGAGCCAGAGCGAACTCTGGCCCTAACTTAGTTAGGATACAAGACCTTCTGTTTCCAAGATCGCGTCACACACGCGAACAGGAATGCCACGGAATGTGTACTGAACTTGACCGTCCACGTTCGAGAACTGTAGACCGCCGCCAGTTACAACATCGTCACGACGTTGAATGTCTAACATCTGGAACACAGTTCTGTTCATATAGAACACTGGAGTTCCCATACGAAGCTGTGCAGGACCGATTGCGTGCATCATCTTCACCATACCTTCGATAAGGTCAGCAGCAGAAGATTTCGCAACAAGGTTCGACACGTCGATGTTAGCCATACGAGAAACAAAGCGCCAGTCGCGAAGAGCGATACCGCACTTCCACTGCCACTTGTCTTGATATGCGTCCATCTTCGCGCCTGCTACGCCGCCAGCGTTATGAACAACTTGCTTGCCTTTGTTCTCATGAACAAGACCAGCTTTAGAACCTTTAGGGAAGATTCCATGAATGCTGTTCGCGCCCCATACGCATAACCAGATTGACGTGTTATCAGAACCAGCGCCGCCGCCAAGAATGATGTTCTTGCCGTTAGCTGCGCCAGACTTCTGAGAGTAACGAACTGAAAGTCCGTTGAACTCTTCAGGAGCCACGCCGCTGTTTCCGTAGAAAGTAGTCTGTGCCATCTCGATGTTCATTGACTCAACGAAAGCGTTCGCTTCGCTAAGACGGAAATCATTTGTGTTTCCGTTTAATGCCGCAAGGTCAACGTCGATTTCAGACCATGCTTCTAGCATACCAACGCCTTCATCAATCTGAGTCGTTGTAGACTTAGAAGGTTGAACCCCTTGGTTCAATAAGCGCCAGTAAACAGTAGGAAGACCTGTGCGAACAGTCGTTCTGTGACCTGTTGGCAAGTTACCTTCCATCCATTTCATGTCTGTGAGAATCTCGTTTGTCTGTGACAACAACTCAACAACGGCTGCTGTCTTGCCGTTTGGGTCAAGGCGTTTAGCCCAGTCCATTAAAGTTAATACGTTTTGTCCTAATACTGCCATGTTAAACTCCTTTTAAATTATTGGTTAGATTCGTCTCCGAAAAGTAGGTCAGCAGCCGACTTCGGTTTCGCAGCAATCCCTTTCGAGCCTGCCACTAAACGGTCTTCGCCTGATGCCTTTCCGATGCGAACGAAAAGTCTAAGCATCTCAGGATGCTGGCCGAGACCAGACGTTTCCAGATATTGCTTAAACAATGGTGAGCCGTATGTATCGACCACACGCTTTGCTAATTCGATGTTGCGATTGATTTCAGTGCCGCCAATTTCTTTGTCAGATGTGGCTTCACTTAACCAGCCTTCAACGCGCTTGGCGTGAGTCTCGATAAGATTGCTAACGACTTTATGTTCTCTGTCTACTAACCCTTGAGCCTGTTCTTGCGTGAGTCCTTGAGCCTTAGCCTCGGCTTCAATTTCCGCAATTCGACTGGGTTCGACTGGAGATTTGTCTGGCAGCTTCAGGTCATACTTCTCTGGCTTAGAGTTTTTGTCCTTAGTCTGGTCAACATTGTCTTTGCTCTTATCGTCGGTTTTCTGTGGGTCCGTTGCGGCTGCTTCCTCAGTAGGCTTTGCAGGCTCAGCGTTCGGAGTAGCTGGTTCTGCTGGCGGTACTGTTGCGGCTGGCTCTGTTGGAGCTGGAGTCGCAGGAGTTTCGCTATACAGAACATCAGCACTTGTTTGTGATTCATGCGTCTGTTCGGTCGTTGTTGGTTCGGACATTATTTGTTCCCTTTCTCGTTCTCTCTCATCATTTCAAAATAGGCTTCTCTCTTTGCTTCGATCACTTCAGCCTGTACAAAGTGACCGACATCTTGCATTCCAGAATTATAATAGGTCATGCTTCCACTGTGGTTAAAGATAGAAGAGAACACGCGACAGTGACCTAACAATCTCCAGATGAATCTTCTTCCTTGCGGAGAGCCGAGAATAAAACGAAGGTCTGCAAGCTGCATCTCGCGCTCGCGGTCTTCTTTCTCTCCGACTTCTGCAATCTTCTTTTCATCTGCTGCGTTCTTTACTTCGTTCTTCTTCATGCGCCCTCAACTAATTGGTTCGCTTTCGCACCTTCGATCATACGAGATAGAGCATTGTCTCCTGTCGTACTAGCTTGCGAGAAAGTCTTCGCAGCATTCGCACCTTCTTGAAGCTGCTGCATTCTTTGTTGTTGTGCCTGAGCCTGCGCTCTTGCTTGTCTGATCTCTGCCACTTCCTCATCACTACGAACAATGTTCGGAGCAATCGAAACTGCATCGCTATAAACATCAAGCATCTGGTCAACGTCGATTTTATCAAGAGCTTCAGGATTAACTGCGACAACTCCTTGAGCGAATCCTGCGAATCTCTCAAGCCCTGCGATACCGACAAGCTTCTGAGCCTGAGCCATCACAGAGATGTATTCCACTTTAAGCTGAGAACCTTGAAGCTCTTCAGGCGGCGGCGGAAATAGGTTTTGTCGAAGCGCGATCTGAAAAGCGATCTCAATTAAAGGGTCAAGCAAGTCTTGATTTAACTGCTCAAGAACTGGACCTAAGGCCAGAAGCTTCTCTTCATGTCGCTCTTCAATCTCTCGAGCTGTGATTTCTCGGCGAGTAGAACTTGCAAGCATCAAGAACAAGTCTTCAAAGTACGCACGTTGAATGCGACGTTGAACTTCCTGCTGCTTGAACGCAAGCTCTTGAACTCTTGGATTCACTTCATGAGCTGGACGGAAGCCTTGTTGATTGTCTCTAACGTCAACATAGGTCACATCGCCTGGAAGGATTGAAGTCTTCGATTGCTTCATCGCTGTTGGCGCAGTCATTGGGGGGTTAACCATCTTCTCAATAGCTTGCATCATGCGACGCTCGCCAAGTTGAAGCTGTTTAATATCGCCAAGTGCGATCATGCCTGGACAGTTTGTTCCATAAGCATCTTCGCCGTTCACTTCCCAACGTGGAGCAAGAACAGGGAAATAGTCATATCCTGCTTCGCGAAGATAGATGTCATCTTGTGGAGCGCGATACTTCGAGCCGTCTTTCCCACGCTCATAATACTTTGAGATGTACTTCTTCGACTTGGAATCAATCTGCGCTTTCTTTGGATGATACATAGGATTCGGTTTAACCACATGACAAACGTCAACATAGGCTTCCAAGTGGCCATTCTCGTAGTTGTTTTTGACTGTTGCCGAAAAGATATCCCAGTTCTTTATCTTATTATTGTCATCGAACTCGCCGAACTTCTCAATGAGTTGACGTGTGGTGAGCTTGAATTCTCTGATGAAAGTATCGACCTTTAGTTTTGAGTTGTTCGAGATCGCATACTCGCCAATAGCGAAAGGATAGAACCTCATCACATCGCCGTCGAAGTCTTCTTCAACGAACATACAAGCTGTTCCGAAAGTTCCCATGTCGCCGTAAATAATTGGAAGGACGTTGTAAAGATTGGAGCGCAGAAAGATCGCGCTCATTCTTTGGCTCACTGTATAGAGCCACATTTTTATATTGGAGTTCTCTTGCATTCCAGGGTCTGGCATCGCAAGTCTGAACCAAGGTCGAGCTGGAGATGTTACTCCACTCATCATTCCTGATGCGAGAGTTCTTGCTGCATAAGTCGCAGTCGAATCTATGATCGAGTCATTTCTTCGGTCGCCTTTATTCACATCTTCAATGCTGAAGCGTGGACGGCGTGGAAAGATATACTGTCCAAGCTCCGACCAGTGGCTGATGAATGTAGCTCGCTCAAGCTCTAATTGAGACCTGAGCAGTTCATCCATGTGTTTCTTTGACTCGTATAAGTTTTTATTCATTTACACACCTAAGACGCTCTTGCCGCCAGTGTTGGCTTGACCTTGAACGCCGAGGGGGGAAGTTAATACGTTATCTTTCACGCCGCCTGAGCCAGCGCCCATGCCTCGACGTTTAGAAGCGTCTCGGTTTTGATTGCCAGTAACTGTCGCAGCGGCGTTCGCTTCTCGTTCTTCTTGTCTTCGGCGCTGTTCTTTCTCTTCGTTCATCAGTTGTTCTTGTTGTGCGTACTGCTGAGCTGCTGCCGCTTCTCCAGCTTTGCGAGCTTTCTTTGCTTCCTGAGCTTGAGAGATAGAGCCATAGGCCGCTGCTCCGACTGCTGCGATTGCTCCGACTGCGATGAATGTTGATACTGCTGCCATGTTAAGCTCCTACTTCCATAAAATAAGATTTCTCTTTGAACTTGAAGCCGCGCTTGAGGATAGACTTTTCATTGAGTTGTGATTCGCTCTCGACTGTCATGCTAACCCAGTCAGCATTGAGCTTCCCCCATTGTGTATAGGCTTCAATAAGCATAATGGCTGCGCGTGAACCGCGAAGCTTAGGTGTAACCCAGAAGAGAATCTCAGTCAGAGTTGTGATCTGTGGGTTAAGGAAGTGAGATGTGTATAAGCCAGCGATGAAGCCAGCCTTCTCGCCGCGCACTTCCGCAACGAGAAACAAGTGAGACTCGATAAGAGTCGGTATGACGACAGACCTGAGATGCTCTTCATTATAAAGGGGAATCTTTGAATCAAAAAAGCGACCGAACTCAGCGCATTCAATGATGAGCCAGTCGATGTCTTCTGTCTTTGCCGGACGTACTACACATGATTTTGACAAAGGTTCCCCCAGAAGCCTTTAGTCTAAGTCAAGGATATTTTTTGTCAAATGTTCACTTTTTTATAACAGGCACTTATATTCGTTTTAAGAGGGGAAAGGCGCGTTAATACATAGTGTCATGCTGAAATTATTTCATACCTTTTAAGGGGTCATACTCGTATTGATGGCCGTTCTTTTCAAGCAATGTCACTCGCTTCTGCTCCTCATCGAACCGTTTCAATGGGTCATAGTCACTCTCAGCTTTCTGCTGTTTTGAGTTCCTGATGATACCTTCCAGTGAATCTGTCGCTGGCTGATCGGGATGAGCAAAGGTCAGAGCCAAGGCATCAGCCAAGTCAGGCGAGAATCCAAGTCGCTTCTTGATCTGGTCCTTATCCTCAACTCGAAGCTTTCCGTTCTGAAGCGTGTAGGTCGGAGCTGTCAGTTCTCTCAGCAGCTCTGGAATATTAGGAAGCGCACCGCCGCGCTTGACCCATTCAGCTAATTGAAAGTGAATCTCAGCTCGTTTGTTGAAGTATCGGGGGTCTGTTGCCTTGCCGCTGAAGTTGATCTCAAACGGACTGAAGCCAGCTTGAATCAGGGAATCGACAACTCCTGAACCGAAGCCGCCTGTGCCATCAACGAACTCAGTCTCTGATCGCCAGTTCTTCTTTGCCATCATGACTCGAGCTGCGATCTCATTTGATCTGGCGTTCCGCATTTCCACTGGCTTGAATGATGCCAAGCCCTGTCTTGGGAAGATGATTGTTCGGTCATCGCCGAACCTTGCCACGTCAACGCCAAGCCGTTTCTGGCTCCAATTATAAGCATCTGGTCTGAGGTGCCGCGACATGGCAGCTCTCACTTCATCAGGACCTAGCAGAGAATTGATTGAGGAAGGCGGAAACAGGCCCAGAATCGAATACATGACCCAAGGGTTATCTCTGCCATAGGTCTTGATCTGCTGCTCAGCCCACGCTTTGTCGATGCGCGGAGAACGCTTAGGGTCTTCGGGGTCGCCTGTGATTCGGATGACACGCCAAAGGTGAGCCAAGACCGTTGCCGCTTGATACAGTGCGCCTTCAAGGGATGAGGGGTTCCCGGCTTGAATGATCTTCCCGAACACTGGCTTTGTTGAAAGAGCCTGCTCTGCTGCCTTCATCACTGCTGGCGGAATCTCACCTGACTCATCGACTAGCGCGATAACGTAGTCCGAGTGGAGACCTGAAAGGGTTCGACCTTGCTCTTCGGGGTCAGCGGTCTTGCTGTAGCTTCGAGCAGATATGAACCACGTTTCGGGATGTGCTTTGGCAAAGACTCGTTCTTTGGTCCACTCGAATGTCTCCATGATAAAGCGAGACTTCGATCTCCACTTCTGGAGTTCAGGCCATAAGTTATCTTTCAAGTTATCATGTGTGACTGATACGGCAGCACCTTTAGGATGATTGCCAGGCTTCCCCCAAACGGATAGGAACCACCAGCCAACAATGGCAAGTGCCGCTGTCTTCCCTGGACCCACGCAAGCTTGAAGGCTGATGCGCATATCTTGAGGGTCGTTTGACACCACAGCATCAAAAAACTCAGACTGCCAAGGGTCAGGAGTCATACCGAACTGCTCTGCTGCAAAGGCGTGGACACTGTGCCTGTACTTTCTTATCTGCGCTTGGCTTAACGTGAAGCTCATCTGTTCAGCTCATTCTCTTTGATGTGATCGACATACTTCTTTAGTTCTGCCGCTTCTTCAGGACTCACTGCCATCTTGACCTGATCGCGATGGCACTTCTTGAACTTGATGCCACTGCCACAGAAGCACTTCGCGTTCATCGGATACTTGTTGAGGGGAGACCAGACAAGGCCATCCTTCGGCTTCCACTTAACGCCCATGATCTTCTTTGATTCAGCTTGAGCTTCGATTGTTGATTTAAGTGCCATGATTCTTCCCTTTCGCTAACTCTTCCGGCGTGTAGCTGCCAAGGAGTAGCTGCTCCAAGGTCATGCTGCCTGAGTGTTCTTTCTTATCTGTGAATGCGGCAATGGTCTTGCCGATGAGTTCGATTGCTTTGAGCTTATCCCACATCTTGAGCTTCTTAGTGTCGCCAATATATTCGCGGTCCTGACCGTGACCTTTGAACTCCTCGAAGACTTCCAGTGAGCCAACGACTTTCGCGAACGAGTCAGGCCACTCTTTCGGATGCTTGAGCTTGCCATTGTCATCGAACGCTTCCCTGAGATCGCTCATTGAAAGAGTTCTCAGCTCGAGCAACATAGTTTCTTTCGTCCATTCATCGCGATCTTTCAACGCCTGCTCATAAGATTGATTGCGAGTGGCATCAGCCCTGACCCATTTCAACAGCTTTGAATATGGAACTTGCCAGAGCTTTGCAAGCGAGACCAGCGAGCCGCCTTCAGTGACATTGATACAGATTGTCTCAATAGTCATCGGGTCGCCAATGATCTGATCGAACGTGCGCTCTTTCGCAGGAACAGACAAGAACCTTTCGGGGTCTTTGGGTTCCTGTATCGCAAGCTCCTTCGACTCTTCAGGCTTTGCTCGCTTCTTCTTCGCCATTATTTCTTCTTCGCTTTCTTTTCTGGTTTCGCGGATTGAGCTTCTATTGACAACAGCTTCGCCTGCACTGCTCGCGGCATGATGTAGTAGCCTGTGTCTGTCAAAGGACCAGAAGCACAGTGAGCCACTCGATGCTCAAGCATATTGTTATAAGACTCTTCCGGCCAGCCGTGAGTGTGTTCGATGTTACATACAGGACACCACACTACAATGTGCATTCCTTTGGAGCCGTCGTTCTTATCAACAAGTCTGCCGATTAAAATTGGAGTTGAGTCTTTCATTTATTCCCCCTTAACAAAAAAGTCTTGCGGCTGGAACACTGAACGGTTCAGCCACATGAAGGCAGTTTGAGCTTCCGTCTTCCCGATGGCAAGCATCCGAGTGTCACACAAGCCAGAGCCTTGAGCTTCAATGTAAAGCTCGCCAAGCTTCTGTTCAAGTTCTTTGAACTTATTAACCAAAGCCACAGCTTCCGGCGACTGAGTTTTGTATCCTTTTACTTCCATTCTTTTCTCCTTCTAGCGCATCGCGCATTTGTTTCACTCAACAGTTGTGTCAAGAGTTTATTTTAAAAGCATTCATTTTTATTTTGTAACAGTGTAACACCTCGTAACACCTATTTCTATAAAGTCTATAGAAACACTCTTTGCCTGAAATCAAAGAAATCTTTTATAAAAGCAGGCATTCCTGTGTATATATAAAACCATGTGTTACAAGTGTTACAAGTGTTACATACATAATATTACTCATCTATTCTGTTACTCTTGTAACCGTTGTAACTGTTAAAACGACCATTTTGTTCTGCGAGCAGAGATTGATGGCCCATCGAAGACTTTATCTTTCTGAGTTCATAGTCATCTCCATCAACAGAAATATTCTCCCATGCCCGATAAACAAGCTTGTCAACACGCACAATCCTTGATTTGTAACCGCTCCTTTTCAAAATGTTACGGCACCGAAGAGAGGCTCTATGGTCTATATGCGCTTTGTCAATTTCAAGACAATCGGTCAAAATAGAGTCCAATTTTATAGTGCGAATTCCACTCAAAAATGTCTGAACAATTTCAGTCCAAGGGTCATCATTATATCGCTCATCTTGAACCCCTTTAGCTTCCGCATCAGGCACTTCCCAGTATGGAAATCCGTTCTTATATTTCCACACAGCTTCAGCAAAGAGCTGCTCGCGGTCGGCCTTAATCTTCTCAAGATTGATCTCGCCAGTCGTTGCAGGCCAGAACCTGCGAGCGCCTGAAGAGTCTCTTAAATAGTCGTCCTGATTCGTTGTTCCCATGAATACGCAGCGCCTTGGATGGCTCTCAACATAGTGACCATACGGAGCGCGGTATCTGTCTTCGCGACAGCTCATCACTTTCTTCACGGTATTAAGTTCAGCCTTTGAAAAGGAATCAAGCTCAGCAATCTCGACAAGCAAAGCTCCGCGCAGAACGAGATAGAAGTCTTTGTTTCGAGGGTCTTCATTGGTTTCAGTGAACCACTTGTCACCTATGATATTGAGCGCGGTCGATTTCCCTTTGCCCTGATTGCCTTCGAGAATAACCATGTTGTCAAACTTGCAGCCAGGCTCATAGGTTCTTGCAGCCATTGCGACCCAGAAGTTTGAGCTGATTGCTTTAAGATAAGACTCTGGCTCTTGTGTGCAGCCCATGTGAGTCATCAAGAAGTCATCGACTCGCTTTGTTCCATCCCAAGTTAAAGACTGCATCCAGTCCTTAGGTTCATTTCTAAGATCGAGAAACGCATACGCTTGGATGGCTGTCGCCACTTGGGTCTCTGATATTTTTGAAAGTCCGTACTCTCTTTGAATAGCAAGATACAATAAAAGCCTATCGCGCTCGCGCCATACTCTTGTCTCTCCACGCCAGTCGGTCATGATCGACATATAGAATTCGTCATACCAGATATGACCTTTGAATTCAGGAGCGTGTTCAAGGACGCGAACTACGTTGTCGTAATTAGAAAGGGGTTCCATCTTTCCCCCTTTGCCTTTAGTCACAGACAAGCCAAGCTCAGTCCACATCTGTTGAATATCAACAGAAACTTCAGGCGATGGCTCTGTGACCATAACTTCAATCTCAGCCCTAAAGTCGGCATCGGTATGCGGCGGCGGCTCAGGCATGACTTCGGCCTTAACTGCTTTAGTCTTCTTCGGCCATAGCTTCACGCGATCTTTAGCCCACGCCTTCCACTTCTGATAAGTCCAGCCTTCAGCCACAGCATCGGCAGCATCCCATCCATCAGGCTTATCGAAGTCGTAAACCCTTATGATCTTCACTTCTGGGCAGTGATCGACAAGCTTATCTGCAATATAAGCCATTGCCATATAACCAGGCTGCTCATACTCAGGCTTCGGCTGACCGATATTCTCGCGTCCAATGTTCTTATCAAGCGTGTAGACCTTCTTATCATCGTCCGGCCAGAGCAGAACCTTTCGGCCATAGATCGGGGTTAGATCGACAAGGCCCACAGCATTCGAGCCAGCAGGCCAGCTCAAAACAACGTAGTTGTCGCCACATAAAGCGCGAGCAGCGTCGGCGGCCTTCTCACCTTCGACCAGCATGACGTTGAACGTAGGCTTAGCTTTGAGGTATTCGAGGCCATATAAAGGTCGAGGTCGAGGCCACATCTTTCTGACCCATCTCTTAGATGTCTTTGACCATGAATGCGGAGTGAACTCTTTGTTGCCATCAGCGGCTGCATGGCGCGAGACATAGAATAGTGTAGAACCTTCCTGATCTTTATAGGTCCATACGGCAGTGGCCTTGCCATGCTTGAAGTGATCGAAAGAAGGCTTATCTGCGCCTACTGGCGGAACTGAAAGGAGTTCTGTGTTCGGTTCGACCTTTGGTTTCCGGCTCTGCGTGTTCTTGTTCTGCGCGAATCCTTGAAGGCTTTTCGCCGCCTCGATCTGCGACGTGTTCTTGATCGCAGCATAGAGACTGATAAGGTCTCCGCCTTTAAGTCCTGCCGCAAAGTCTGCCCATTTCCCAGTATTGAGATTGACCTTAAAAGATGAACCTTCTCCGCCATTGATATTCGCACAAGTGTATTCATTGCCAACGACCTTGCCGCCAGGAAGCCACTCAGCACATAGCTCTCGAACGCGGAATAATAGGCTGTGAGCCAGCCCAGAAAAGTCAATCTCACTCATCGTCACCCATACCTAAAGACTCCTTGTCTTTGCTATCCAATAATTCTTTTCTAAATATCTGCACTTCTTGAGGAGCGTCGATCTTAATGCTAACGGAAGAAGGCTTTATCCAAGAGACTTGAAACTCAATAACCTTCCCCTCAAAAATAAGAACGAGAGACTCCTGCTCTCTGCGCGTTACAAAAAGGCCCATTTAATCATCTCCGAACAATGGCTCATCGTACTCTTCGCGTGTTCGCTTTGGCACTTGGCTCATCAGGTATTCTTTGGAAGCTTTGAACGTGTGTTCAAGCTGCGAGTTCTCTTGCATCCTGAGCTGCATCCAATGTTCAAAGATAGACTCAAGGAGATCAGGAGAATCAACGACACAGGCAAAGCCGCCAGCTTCGATCTTCTGTTGAACGAACTCTTGCTGTCTGTGGTTTTTAAAAGATGCGAACTGCGATCTGCGACCCTTCGCTTTAAACTCAACATAAACTCCGATGCCATTAGGAAGCGTCCCCATGCAGTCGGTGTTCCCCGCCTTCATGTTCTGGCTTATGTATCTGCCAGCCGATTCAGAATAGACAGCCTTTGATTCGTATATCTGCACATTCCAGCCACGCTCACGCATCCATTTCAGACAAGCCTTCTCGACTTCCTTCTCTGGCTTTTCGTTCTTGCGTTTCGGACCTTGAACCTTTGGCTCTTGCCGTTTCATGTATCGCTCAATGGCTGCTTTGCCGCGAGCTTTTCTTTCCTGCTCATCCATCTCTTCCCCCACAATAAAATGATTCAAAGGGAAGACACTTCTCTCCTAGAAGTTGATCTAAGTTGAGAGAGAAATGTTTTTAAAGGACGGGCAGCAAACTTCCCCCTGAATCATGGCCTATCTATAATACTGTAACGAACTCAAAACGCTCTGCGAGTTTAACTTTAAGCTGCTGAATCAGCCACTCGCGAACCTTGGCAGTCATCTCCACTTGCCATCTGCCGCCGTCGCATTCAAAGAGCGCGACTCTTGGCGTGTCGGTTCCCTTCTGAACGCGAAGGATGTAGTCGATTGACGGCTGCTCAACTTCTGGAAAAGTTTTGTATGGAACAAGTCGCCACTTATTTTTAAGGGAAACTTCTTTCACAAGAGCAACGCCAGCTTTAACTTCAACATTCTGACTAAAGCCATCGTCGTTTGTTGTGATGCTTTCGCCAGTTTTGATTGAGTTCACAAGCTTCAACACTTCATCGCGCTGAAGGTCAGGAGAGAAGCGGCTCAACATCTGAATAGTGAACTCTTCTTGAGTGAGATAAGTTCCATCGCTGTACTTCTTAAAGACATCATTGAAATGAGCAGACGCAATGTGATTGCGTTTCCCATTCTTATTGAGTCCTTCTAAATACACATCGACCTTGTCGAAAAACTTAACATTCACATAGACTTTTCCGTTGTCTTCCGCCATGTGAAGTTGAATGTAGTTCACAACTTGAGTGAGCGAGAAAAGATCAAGCGTCTCAGGAACTCTGAATGAAACTTGCTCAGCCTTGCTTCCGTTTACATAGAAGTGTTCGCCGTCCACAATCTGAATGTGGTTCTCAGTGGCTGCCGCGATGACATCCTTTACATATTCGATTGATTCTCTATCCATCATTGTTGACTCGCTTTCATTGGAGTGATGCCACTATTGTCTGTGAACATATCAATCTGCTTAGTGTCGTGAGAGAAAAGCGCAGGCTGGCGGTCCTTCTGTCCTGTAAAGATTGTCTTTGTATATCCTTTAACTGGAGCAAGACTTGTCTTTGCAGACACTGTGACTTTTACTTCTTCTCTGCTCTCATCAGGCTTGAAGTCAAACTTCAAAGTCAGAGAGCGAGCCGCAATGGGAGCTGTGTTCTTGTCTGCAATGTTGCGAGCGATCTTCTGAATCTCATAGGAGAATAGCTCACTTGCCACGCCGTCAGCGATAGATTCAAGAGAGACTTGTTTAATAGTGGAAACTGTTTCACTCATTTGTTGCCTTTCGTTTTTTTATTTTGTTTTATTTTACGGCCAAGAATTAAATCTTCTGGAGTTACATCTATTTTTAATTTCTTTGCGTGCTCAAGAATCTGCTTATGCTTTTTAGTAGGTATAGTCCCCATGCGCTCAGGCTTTGTTCTCCACATACAAACTGCACTAGGAGCAATACCTAGAAGCCTTGCTAATGGACGAACACCGCCAAAGGCTGCGATCACATATTCTGCTGGATTTAATTTCAAAGCTGCTTCCCCTTTAGATGATTGATGAGCTGCTTATGTTATGTAAAAAAAACATCCAGTCAAAATTGTTTTTATTTTAACGCACAACAAACTGCTTGCAATAATTTCAGATGTTAAGTTATTCAGCACATTCACTATTTAATAACAGGGGGAGTTATGGAAAAAGACCCAAGTGAACAGACCGTTGCTGAATTTTTGTTCACGCAATGCTCCAAGTCTTTGCTTTCAGAATTGGCAGCAGATAGCGGTTACTGGTCTTCATGTGAGAAGTTTGTTCTTGAGAACACACATCGAGTTGTTGGAGAGCTTTCTTTTAAACAGAGAGACTTGCTCATTAAAATAAAAGACGGACTCGTTGAGAAGGCAAAGGATAACTAAACATCATGGTCAAGATAGAAATGGTTTTAACAGCAGAGCAGATGCACCAGTGCCTTAAGTCGGCGAACGCCATAGGCCGAGAAGTGAATGAAGAAATCAGCGAAACATATTCTAATGCAGTCGAAGGGACTGTCATAAAAGTTATGGTCGCAGAACTTATGCTCTTGAATCTAAAGGTCGGGTTCATTGAGTTGAATAATAAAGATGGGGAAGCAGCATTCGATGAGCTTCATAGAATTGTGAAGACCGTCGTGTGTAGCCCGAAAGTTTCAAGGGGGAACAGTTGAAGCGGCAACAGTAAACACTGAGAAGAAGAAATATAAATGTGGCTGGATGGGAGACTGTCTTAAGTGCGGAGAACCGCTCAAGTCAGTTCATCACTCTGGCACTTGCTCTAAATGCAGAACGCTTGAATGCGCGAAGTGCAAGAAAAGATTTAGACCGAACGTGCAGAAGCCTTCAATGTGCTGCTCTTCATGTCGGGATAAACTAAAGAATGAAGAGTATAAATTTAATATGGATGAGCAACATTATTTATGAGTAGAGCTATAAATAGGCAAAGATGTTTTACTATACCTCAAGACAGATTGGACTTGTTTCTTGTTCAATTAAATATGCTGAGTGGAGCTGTGCTTCAACTTGAAGCCGCATATATTTTTCAGAAAGACGGCCTTTATGATGTTATTGTGAACTACTACGGCTCTTATCCATATCAAGAAACCAAGCTCATAGAATTTATAAATAAAATAACACCATTTAAAGTAGAGGCCTAGCAGTGAGTAAGAAGTACAAGAAGATAATTAAGAACGGATCAGGAGACTTTGAACTTAACATAAATCAAGGCATATCGCTTCGGGAGATTGACTTAGACGATGACGGTAAAATGTCACACGTTGTTCTTGATGTAGTTAATGGTTATCTTCCATACAAAGACATTCCTGTTGTAGTTGAATATTTAAACACAGTTTATAAAGCAAGAGTTAAAAAGGGCACAGATGCAGACATATCTTGTGCCACTTAACCCGGATGAAGAGAAGCTTGTGCTGTCATGCGCTCAAGCGGCTCTTAAAAATAGCGACGAGAAGACCACTAAAGAGTTTACTGTTCCGCAAGACAGGCTTGGAGCATTGATTCTTGGAGCAAGATGCGAGCTGGCTGTTGCAAAGTTTCTTGGATATAAAGACCAATGGAACGGTCTTGATTTTAAATCAAGGCTTAATGGAGACGTGGCTTCCGTGGAAGTAAAAGGAACGCCTCTACCTTGGAGAAAAGCAAGGTTGATGCTGAACGAAAGATGCGAGCCGAGAAGACAATACATATTCTGCTCATATAGTCATAAGCCTTGGGTTGAAATTGTAGGATGGCAAGATGGACATTTTGTTATGAAGTGTGAGAACAAGCTCATTGGGGCACAGTACAAAGAAATAGTTTACGGAATACCGACATTAAAACTTAAACCAATCAAAGAACTTTTAAATAAATTATGGAGAACAAATGGGAAAAGGACCGAGTAAAAAAATAGGAAAGCCACACACTAGAATAAATGGCAAAAAGAGAGAAGGCAATGGCAGAAAGACAGGGAGCAAGCGATGAACAGAGAATCAATTGCAGTTAAAGACAGAACAGAGTGGCTTCAGGCTAGAACTAAGGACATAACTTCAACAGAAGTGTCAGCTCTATTCGGCCTATCTCCATACGCCACAGAGTTCGAGTTGTTCCATAAGAAGATAGCCGGAACAGTCGATGACTTTGAAGAGAACGAAAGAATGAAATGGGGAACAAGGCTTCAAGATGCTATTGCTTTAGGTATAGCGAAAGACAATGGCTTTGAAGTTGATCGCTTTGACGGATACATGAGAATCCCAGATGCTCATATCGGCTCAAGCTTTGACTTCTTCATGGAGCCTCATGGTCTGCTAGAAATCAAAAACGTCGATGCTTTGATCTTTAGAGACGGATGGATTGTTGATAACGGAGAGATCGAAGCTCCACTTCATATCGAGATGCAAGTGCAGCATCAGCTTCTTGTCAGCGGAAGAAGTGTTGCGTACATCGGCGCACTTGTTGGCGGCAATAAAGTGAGCCTTCTCCAAAGATTCCCAGATGAAGAAGTTCACACTCGCATCCTTGAAAAGTCTCATGAGTTCTGGAAGAGAATCGAATCTAATACTCCGCCGACTCCTGACTTTATTAAAGACGCAGAGTTCATCGCTCAGCTATATAAGCAAGCGGAGCCAGGGAAGGTCATTGAAGCTGACAGTGAGATTGATATTCTCGCGCATGAATACGCGCTCGCATCGTCAGCAGAGAAGTCTGCGAAGGAGCAGAAGGATGCGATCAAGAGTCAGATACTTATGAAGATCGGAGACGCATCAAAGGTTCAAGGTCAAGGATTCTCGATCACAGCAAGTACAACGGCAGAGAGTTTTATTGAGGCATACACAAGAGCAAGCTTCCGACAGTTCAGAGTGAACTGGTCTAAGACAAAGAAAGGCTAGTTATGGGAGAAATTGCAGACATGATGATTGAAGGCGATCTGTGCTCGCAGTGTGGCGAGTACATGGAAGGCGGAGCAGGATACGCAAGGCTTTGCTATGGATGCCGACAGGAAGAGAAGCGCGAAAAGAGAAACAAAAATATAATAAGAAGACCAGCAAAGAAGGGGAAAGATGTCACAACTAAAGGGAAAGAACATCGTAGTTTATGACTGCGAGATTGTTAAAGAGATAGATGGAAAAGAAATAACATGGTCAACTTATGACAAGATGGGATTAAGCGTCGCCGCTCTGTATGACTACATGACCGACGACTATCATGTTTTTTTTGAGGAAGATGTTGAGGAACTTGTCGTTCGCATGAATACAGCAGCCGTTGTCGTTGGCTTTAATATCCTTGGCTTTGACAACAAGCTTGTCGATGCGGTATCAAAGACAACAAAGCTAAGAAAAGATATGGTCTGCTACGATATGCTTCTCGAATCTCGGAAGGCTTGCGGCTGGAAAGAGCCAGATAGATTCCCTACAGGCTTAAAGCTTGATGACCATTTAGAATTTACTTTCGGCAAAGCGCAGATGAAGACAGGCCACGGCGAACTTGCCCCTCAATGGTGGTCTAATGGAAAGAAGGCGAAGGTCGTTTCCTACTGCCTTGCTGATGTGAAGAGAGAGAAGATGTTATTTGAACACATTTGTTTTAAAGGATGGGCAGGAACTAAGACTCACGGCAGGAAGTTCTTTGATCTATCTGCATTGAAAGGAATATAATATGACAACAACTAAAGCACTGAGTCCAGTAGATGAGCTAAAAGGTTCTCTTCAGAAGATGGATTCGCAATTCAAAGCAGCTCTCCCTCCACACATTCCAGTTGAAAAGTTCACTCGCGTTCTTCTCACAGCGATCAGCCAATCTCCAGCGATTGCGGAATGCTCAAAGCCATCAGTCTTTGCTGCCTGCATGAGAGCGGCACAGGACGGCCTACTCCCAGACGGAAGAGAGGCAGCCATTGTGACATTCAATTCAAAAAGCGGAAAGCAAGCTCAATATATGCCAATGGTCGGCGGCATCTTGAAGAAAGTCAGAAACTCTGGCGAGCTATCAAGCATCACATCGCAGATTGTTTATGAGAACGATGAGTTTAATTATTATATAGACGCAGATGGAGAGCACATCTCGCATAGACCTAATATGTTCGGAGACCGTGGGAAGCGCATCGGAGTGTACGCTTTAGCTAAGACTAAAGACGGCGCGATCTATGTTGAAGTTATGACCGAGAAGCAAGTCTCTGATGTTAAAAACGTGAGTCGATCTAAAGACTCTGGCCCTTGGAGTGGACCGTTTGCTGAAGAGATGTTTAAGAAGACAGCTATTCGCAGACTTTCAAAGCGCCTTCCGATGTCCACAGATGTTGAAGAAACAATCCGAAGAGATGATGACCTATTCATGCCAGACCCTCAAGAGAAAGTTGTGGCCGCAAAGACTGCATCTTCACTGCCAACACTGACATCAGGAAGCGAGCAAGCCGCTGAGCCTATCGCCAAGAAGACAAGCTCTCGCCTGAAGGACGCAGTGAAAGCCAAGGATGTGACACCTAAAGCTGCGCCAGAACCAGAGCCTGAACCAGAGGAAGAGATTGACAGGCCAGCGATCTTTGATGCTGATGAAGGCAATGATCTTGACCGCGCACTTGGAGAAGATACTGTATGAAGATAGATACTAAAGCACAACTACTTCTGATCGCTATTGTTGCGGTCTATATTTCTTTTTCTTTTATGTATATATGGGGGTTAATATGAAGGTGACTATAACAATCGAAGACTTACCTGGAGATAAGGTCAAGATAACTTGCGACCCAACAGGAGAGACATTGATGAAGATGATTCAATCTGGCGAAGAGCCAACGTCTGCACATGGGTATGCTATCGGACTCATTAACAGAGCAAGAGAAATCAGCAAAGCTGCCGACAAGAGTGGGTTATTGAAGATTGCTATGCCGAAAGTAAAGAACATCTGGAAATGATTAACTATCCTGAAGGCTCAGAGAACGACCCCAACGCTCCTTGGAATGCAAAGGAGCCTGAGACTATTGAGTGTGATGAATGCGATGGAGCAGGCTTTGTTGAATGTGAATCATGCGGAACAGCCGAAGCTGTCCACTGTGATAAATGCAACGGAAGCGGAGAGATAAATCAAGACTCTAAAGAGCTATGATAAATCACAAGTAAAGACCCCTCAACTAAAGGATTGATCTCTTTAATGACAGGATAGTAAAGAACTATACAGCCTTGAGAATCTCCAACGCTCTTGATCTTTGCTCTTTCTGGAGTCACATAGAAGCCGTCGTGGAACACAATAGCTCTCGCTCTGACCTTATCATTGAGACCTTTAATCAATCCATCAATGCGTCTTGATATTTGAAAAGCACTTCTGTCGCCAGTCTTCTTCTTTCCAGACACATAGTTCTCAGCAAAGACCATAGGACCGAGAGATGATTGATAGCTTCCGGGAACATTTGAGAATGATTCAGCAATGTTGTCTTTGTTCTTATCTGAACCTGAGCCATGAGCCGCAAGTTCATTTCTTGATACAAAGGTCTTCATGTCAATGAAGTGGAAGCGCGATTGATAGTCAGGCTTGTTCGCATCAAGAATTGAAAGATATTTTTTATTCTTAACTTTCTCATGGTCTTTAAACTTAAGAGAATAAAGTAAAGCAGCGCGACTGATAGTAGGGTTCTGCTTCAAAATCATAGATGCTAAGTCATCAGGCGGCGGCTCAGCAACAGCACTGCTTTCGCCTTTCTTTCCAAAGACCGCATCGACTAAAGCAAGAATCCATTTTTTGAATGGCTCAAACCAGTTTGGCGTTTCGATCTCTGGTTCTTTCGTATCAACAACAGGATTGCCGCCTGCCGCTGGAGTAACAAAGAGCTTTCGCTCAGCTTCTCTTCTTCTGACAAGACCTTTTAAAACTTTGCCGCCTGCCTTGTTCCACTTTGCGAACTCAAGAGATGCGCCGTTATAGTCTCCAGCATTGAGTTTCTTAAGCAGAGTCGAATCTCCAAGACCTTCAGCAATAACATCTGTGTCAATGTCAGCGCCCACATTGTACGCGAAAGAAACAAGTGCGCCGAACTGGTTCGGGTTTACTGGAACTTTAACAAGTTGATCGACCCAGTTTATGAACTTTGTCACTTCATATTCAAGAAGAGTATCGGCTCTTTCTTTAGAGATGACATCGCCAATCTTTACTGGACTATCATCAGGATAACGGATTGTTCCCCATCCTATTGTCGGGATTCCTACTGGGTCAAGGTATGCCTTTAAATAAAGACCCTCGAACTCTTTAATAAGATCGACCGCATTTTTTAATTCTGAAATTTTATATCGAGCCACTTCTTCCCCCTAGTATTTTATCATCAGCCACACAACAAATGCGAAAGCTGAAAGTGTGAATAATACTTCTATCAGTTTTATAATATAAATCATCATTTAACTTTTCCGCCATAAACTGTCTCGACAGCTTTATCTATGGTGAGAATAAGATCATCAATGACTTCGACGGCCTGCTTGCACTTTGAATAAATACAATTTTTGTATGTCGCTTTTTTTAAAATTGAATACTGGTCAGGCGCTATGCTTAAGGCTTTTCTCTTTCGCTTGATACACTCTGGATTGTCTTTAGTGAGACGCTCCGACTTCTGGCTGACAACATATTTCCCATAGCAATCTTCGCTACCTGGAAGAGTTAGGTCTATTCTAAAGTCAGGTATTTCCGTCGCGCAGCTTATCAAAGACAACGAACTTATCGAAAGCAGCAATAACTTTTTTATCAATCGCATCGAGTTCTTCCTTTGTAAAAGTCTTCTTCTTCTCTAAAGCCTCATAAGCTTCTTCTATCGCAGACTCATAAGCCTTCTGGTCTTGATCTGTGTCCCAGTTAATCAGGCCCATATTGATGAGCTGTATTCCGTTATTGGCAAGGACATTGAAGATTCGTTCCGCAATAATAAAAAGAATCCAATTAAAAGGACCGAACGAAAGTCCTGCCAAGGCAACAACCTTGGCGGCTCCGAGCTTCGCTGTAAACAGCTTGTGCTTCATTAGATGTTATCTTCGCCGTCGATCTTATCGACAACTTCCTTCTTGATGTACTCTGTTAGCTCATCAATAAATGGAGCCAATACTGCGCCAACAGCGCCGCCCTTTTCTTCGGCGTAGTATTTAGCATAAGGTTTAATGATCTGGTCCACAGTTTCAAGAGAAGACTTCTCGAGAATCTTTAGTCCTGCTTTTTTAATGTCCGGCTTTTGTGCCATACTTATCTCCCTTTGTTTACTAACTGCCATAATTGACTGTTAGTTATTTCTTGATTCTTTTCAATCTTGTTTAATGTTTTGATGAGATCAGTTATTTCTAACTGAAGAACCTCATCTTGATGTTGCACAGAAACAATAGTCGCCTTCTGACTTATCTCAACCTTAACTTGTTGAATCTCATCTGTGATCTTTTTATCTAAGATTCCGAAAAGTGGCGCGGCTGTGATCGCAGTTCCAACGACCGCCGCACTTGTGTTCTGTGTGAACTTGAAACTGAATAACCATTGCAGAAATGCACTTAACATCAGTGGACTCCTTTATAATTCGTAAACAAATAAACGCGCCTCAGTAACAGAGACAGTTGTGCTTGTAGTTAAAGCTCTAGTGCGAGCCTTGTAAACGTATGTTCCTGCTGCTGGCGTATCTATCTGGCTAAACATAGATGTAGGCATTGAGAGATATGCAGAAGTAGAACTTAAACTTGAAGCATCAATACTCATGTCGCACACAAATACAGTTGTTGCATCTCGAACAAATGTTATTTCTGCCTGCGCGACAAGTGCTGTTGTCGATCTGTTCGCAGCCACTCTGCTTGCAGCGGTCAATGACGGCACCAAGCATATATAAACTGGACGGCCAGTTGTTGTTATGGTCACAGATAAGTTAGTGATATCTATTAAGCTTGTGCTTGTAGTTGAGAATGAACCAGAGCTTGAACTAACTTGCTGACCTAGAGCTGCTCTCTTTGCCTGAGTGACAGCGTTAGCTCCAATCTTTGCAGTAGTTACGGCGTTATCAGCAAGCTGAGCACTGCCTACTTCTTGCTGTTTAATTGTGGAAACAAGCCATCCATCAACTCCATTTGAGGTGAATGTTCTTCCCATTCTTGCGGCATTGATTGAAACAGATGTCGAACCTTCTATTGTGTCTGAGCCTGATCTCTGAACAGTGATAGGGAAGCCGCCAGCGTTTCCGCCAACATCAACAATAAAGAACACACGTCCTCTAGGATATGTGTTAGCAAGAGGAAGAGTTATTGTTCTTGATGCGGCAGGGGAGTTTATTGGGATGATTGAATATGTTGCCGACGTATTAGGAATAGTCAGGTCAGCATTCAAAACAGAACCATAGTCTGCGTATTTAATTATATTTCCGCCAGCAGCGGCAGCAGCAGCGTTCGCTTCGGATACAGCAGCAGCATCTGCGCTCGCATCGGCAGCCAACGCACTAGCGGCGGCGGCAGTTTCGCTCGCGGCAGCAGCCGTCTCAGAAGCTAGAGCAGCAGCAGCACTTGCTGTCGTATCGCTAACGGCCTGATCTATAGCATTGATATCAACTTCTGTGTTCTCAAGCTGTCCTGTCGGACCCCATATAATTGCTTTTCCTGGGTCTGGGTTCGGGAACACGCGATCAACAACGCCTGTCGCATATCTAAAGAGCGGAGCGCGTTTCACAGTAGCAACAAGCTCTTGAGCAATCATGGTTAGTTTATCAAGCGCGTCTTCATGAAGAGATGGATAGTAAGGACCTTGGTTTCTAATGTCGGTCGTTTGAGTCACTGGAGTCTGACCGTTAATAGTTATTGTATAACCAGTCTTCAAGCCATTAAGAGATGCGTGAAGCCACGCTTGGTTAGCATCGACAAGTTCAACGTAGCCGCCAGACAAAGAGCCTACGCCTGCCACAGTGTAGTCTGTATTGAGAGTCAAAACAGTTTCGACTCCATCAAGATCAGTGACAACAACCTTCAAATAGTCTTCAGCAAGAATGCGATAGTCATAAGAGAATTGAATTGTCGTGTTGTTGCCAGTGTAGTCATTTCTTCTATCGTTCAATGCTATTGACATAATTTCCCCTTGTGTAAAAAGTTTAGTGTAAATCTTTTAAAATACATCACTTGGCTCATCGCGGCGACTTCCCTGTGACTGCTCCTCGAACTGCATCGACTGGCCCTGCTGGTTCAGCCTTCCCTTCAGACACGTCTATCAAGTAACCTGTTGTCTTTCCGAGCTGCCCTGTTGGGATACCTGTCATGAGTCCGACGGCGCTTAAAAAGTCTCTAGTCGCTCTCTTAGGACTGACATCTTTATCTTCATCAAAAATTGCCTGAACCGTCTTCGCGTTTCCAACAACGGCAGACTCAAGAGAAGAGATGGCTGGAGATGTTGATAGTCTGTCATTATACACAGCATCGTCGAACTGGTTATAAACCAGAGCAGCCGTTGTGCCGACAACAGGGAGAAGCGCCGTTCCTGTTCTAAACTGAGAGCCAAAGAAGATGCCTGCGAAGTCATCAAGAACATCGTCATCATCATCTTCATCCCAGTCTTTTCCTGACATAGCTCGCACAATAACTTCACTCATCACGGCAGGAATAGCGAAGCCAAACATATAAACGAACATCGCTCTGCCTGCGCCCTTGCGTAAGCCCATGTCTCTGATCGCTTTATAATATCCTTCAGTGGCAAGAGTATTGGCGAGATTGTTAAAGTATGAATAGAACATTGAGAACACTCTAAAGAACGGAGTTCCGACTTCAAAGCGAGAAACATCCTCGGCATTCAATGAGCCTTGTGTTGTTCTGACAGCAGCATCAGCTTCTCGAACTGCCGTCTTCTCATCCATACCCTGTGAAACTGACTGGTCATAGGCTCCAATCCACGTCACCACATCAACACAGTTTTGAAAGCCGCTTTGCAGAATATAGGCGTTCTTCTGAGCGAAGACTTTAAACTGGTCATATTTGTTCGGGTCAGATAGAAGCTCATCCATTTCTTGCATTAACTCATTCATCTCCCCATCAAGACGGCTCTTCATGAAAGCAGACTTCTCTGCGACCATGTTCGCCGACGCTTTCGGAGATTTAAAATAGGTCCAGAAGCCGCTTCTTAAATGCTTTGGCGACACCTTCAGCATAGAAATAGACCAGCCTGTGAACTGTTGGAGCGCGTTCGTCACGTTTAAAAACATTGCATTCATTCCAGCATTCGCTCTCAAGCGAGACCAGAATAAATCCATACCGCGAGATGAGCCTGGAGTTGTGACCTTCTGCTGTGCTGCTCTCTGAAGCCAAGGAATAAAAATTTCCGAAGCCATTGTTGAATCAAAAAGAGACATAGTTTCTCTAAAGCCTTTGTCATTAACAATTCGAGCAACAGATTTCACTGTTGGTTCAATGTATGTAAATCTCATCGACTGGTCGATGTGCTTTCCAACAAGCTTAAGATCAATCGAGAGTGGCGTAGCATAATGCTCAACACGTTTCTTAGTGAAGCCGCGCCCTGTTGTCGGGAACATGAATGTGTTATTGAGCTTCTCGAAAGCGTCCTTGTCGTTTCTTATTCTGCCATCTTCAGATAAGAATGGGTCAGCCTTTGCTGGAACATAGCCGCCGCGATAGGCTCCAAACGGAGTCACGACAGACTCTGCTGTGATCTCACTGAAATAATATCCATACATTTGTTTATGAGCCTTCTGAGAATCTGGCTTCATCTCTTCCATTAAATCCCAGACTGACTGTATATAATCCCAGTCGGCTTTAACAAGAACTCCTTCGTCGTGCATTCTCTTGATAAAAGAATCCCACGCTTGCGAGTTGATAGTTCCATCGTCATTCATGGTTCCCCATTTACGACCAGCGAGAAGCTTCTTCTTGTTGCTCTCGTTTCCAACATGGAGAAGTGCGCCAATAAGATCGCCTTTGGTTTTGAATGTGTAGAATCTCTTGACCCCATCAGCGTCTGTGCGAGCCAGCTCTTCCGCCTTTATATTCTTTTCTTTGAACACATCAGGCTGCTCTTTGGAGTATTCAAGAGTCAGGTCTCTCCACTTTCTAATCTTCTCTTTTCTTTTCATCTTATAATTGACAATCGCATCAGAGACTGGCTGATAGAACATCTTCTTGAAGTTTCCGCCGAGAGCTTCAGTCAGTTGTTCAACGCGAGTGAGATGCGCCTTAACCCCGAGAAGAGCCATCTTTGTCTCTTCCCATTTTGTAGCCTTGCGGTCAAAGCCTACGCGCTCAGATGATTTTGTCTTCTCGCCAAGAGTGTTAGAAAGATCATTGATGACATCTTCTCTGTTTAAAGCCTTGCCATCAACAATATGTTCCATTGAAGTCTTAGCAAGATCAACGACCGCGAAAGCCGCATCAGTAAAGGCGAAGAAGTCATCGACACTCATCTCCTCAAGTGAGTTAGCTTTAACCATTGAAGACTCGATCAAGCCTGAGATCATTTCATAGGTCTCTGGGTCATAGCTTCTCATCTTGCTTAGGAACTCATCTGGAGTCTTGCCTTGCTTCCCGATTCCATACTCTGCGAACATGGCGCGAGCGGCATTTATTAAATCCATGTCATGAGTCTTTGCCATCTTCTCATCAGACTTGAATATCTTCTTCGCCTTCTGAAGACGCTTCTTGTATTCGTTATTGAAATTGATTGAAGCTCTGTAAAGCTCAAAGTTGAAAAGCTCTTTCTCTTTAAACTTATAAGCCGCTTCAAAGTCTCCGCGAGCAAGAGCGATACCAGCATCCTTCGCAGCTTTTCTTTCAGCTCTCAAAAATACAATCGGCTTCACATCTCGAACTTGCTTAGAGCCAACAATCTTCATGGCCTGAGCTTTGACTTGTCGATCTGATGGAAGTCTGCGAGCTACGTTTCTGATTCCTTCTTTAAGAACAGGCATCGCTTTCTCTGCAATCATTTCAAGCTGCATTCTCTTGACCTTCGCGCCCATCTCATCATGCACATAACTCATGGCCTCGGCTTTTAAACGGTCTCTGTCATCGTCATAAAGGTCAGGATATTCGTTCTTCATGCGCTCATCGGTCTGCGCTTTTATGTAGTCTTGTTTCGGAATAGAGTTCGACAAAGCTTGAATCATCTGATCTGCGTCTTCAAAGCCAAGCATAGACGCTGCCACTCTAACATCAACTCCGCCGCCAGACTTTAATGGAGCAACAGTTCTTGATGGAAGGCGAGCCACAACTTCTTTCGAGAATAGGTTCTCAATAGAAGATCGCTCAAGCTTGAATGAAGATACTCCTTGCGGAAGCGGAGACCCATCAGGAAGAGTTCCGTCTTTCAACAGAGAAATAGCTTTGTAGACTATGAGCTGATTCGCTTCTTTCTCCACTTGAGATTCAACAACGCTTCTTCTTTCTTTATACTGAGAAGCCTGAGCGCGATCATAGTCAGACATCAACTTCTGAGTCAGATTCTCTTCGGCTGCGACTTTCCATTCTGCGATAGCCTGAAGATGTTCTTCTTGCTTCTTTGTCGGAACATCAAGCTTTGAAAGATCAAGGTCTGCTGTGACTTGGTTTAAAGCTTCGGCGATCTCTTCATCAGAAGCCACAAGTCTATCAAAGACTCCGCGAACTTCATCAGTCAGTTCAACTCGAAGCTGAGTCAATGTTTTATAAACCGTCATCAGCCATGCTTTAAAGTTAGCAAAGGCTTTTCTCAATCCTTCTGTTGGAGCTTTCCCTTCTCTCAAGTATGCTTCAAAGCCGCGAGCGAAAAGCTCATGCTGTTCGACTCCGATCTTTTCTGCGCTATCAACGCCAAGGAAATTTAGAACCTTCTTAAAGTCTTCTTTCACTTGTTCAGGAGCTTCTGCTTTTCCAGCAAGGTCTTTCATCATTTCAAGATAGACGTGACCCATCTCATGAATGAATGTCGAAGGGTTAGCTCCTCGAAGAAGATCAATGTTGATTCCATCTTTCCCGAACTTCACTTGACCTAGAGGATTGTCTGCTCCGCCTTGATATAGAGCAAAGCCTTCAGTTAAAGCTGCGTCTCTTAGAGCTGGAGTGATCTCAAGAGAATGAGCCTTCATCGAATAATTAACTGAATCTCCGCCGCCAGATAACTCTTCATAGGCAGCAGCAGCCGCTACTCTTGAACCGTATGAATGAAGAACTTTGCCAGCAGAGTTGACAATGGCGTACTTATCTCCCATGCGAGTTACTCTTAATTGATCTGGCTTTCCGAATTGTATTTCTTCAACTCTCGCGCCGTACTTCTTCCCGAACTTATTGGCGAAGTCTACAAGAATCTTATCATAGAATCCTTTCATTCCTTCGCCGCCGACTTTTAAATCATCGCCTTCATATCTAAAAGTTCCTTCGGAGTCTTCTTCGCCTTCTTTATCTATGATTTTTTGAGCAAGTTCTTTTCCGAACAATCCTTCTAGTTCAGACTGCTTGATGTTCGCTTTACTTGAAACTGGGTCGCCGTCTTTCATTGCTTCAGCGTCATAAGTTCCGTCTTTATTATAAACAACATCAACATGATCGACTTGCTTCTCCAATGAATATAAAGCTGCATTCTGTTCGCCAGTTGACCATGTGATTTTAGAATAGCCTTTGTTTACTGCTTCTATAACCATTCGCTTGAAGACGAACTCATGCCACGTCTTTCTGAATGGAGCATCTTGAACTGCGCGTGAACTATTATATTCAATCTCTTCAAGCTCTCCCTTTCTTTTTTGGAGTTCTTTATATTTTTCGACTAGAGGCTTTCTCTCTGGATTGTCGAGAGACATAGGATTGTATTTCTCGACAAGAGATTTCATCTCTTCAGAAAGTAGGTCAATCTCTTCTTTGCTTGATTTTAAGTCAGAGCGATAACCCTTCTTTCTTCCATCTTGATGCCAGTCAGATTGAATCTCTTCAATATGGAGAACCTTGTTTCCATCAGCATCTGTTCGGTCAGTGAGTCGAGTATGAGCAAGAACATTTGTTTCATCCCAGTGAGATGACTTGTAGTTCTCTGAGTTATCTCTAGCTTCTTCTTCCGCAATCATTTCAGGAAGATAAGCGAGAGCTTCTTCGACAGTATTAAACTGCATTCCCTTTGGATTCTTATGTGTTCCGCCAAAGTAAACGCCAGTGAACTCTTGACCAGCTTTCGGCGGAATACCTGTGTCAACTAAAAGAAAGCGTCTTCCTCGAATATCTTTTCGATAAGTCTTTTCGTTTGGATATGGATTGCGAAGTGATCTATAAAGAGTCTTTAGCTCCTTAAACTTAGTCATTAGCTCTGGAGTTGTGTCGAGTCCAGAGATGTCTTCGCCTTCTCTCATCTCGAAAGACTCCATGACATCATCAATAGTCTTTGAGATTTCCTTCGGCTTCATCTCAGGATATTGCTTCTTAACATCCTTCGCGAGTTTCTTCTTCGCCTTTGCGTACTCTTCGTTAGATTCAACTTCTTGCTTTGGAGCCTGTTTAAAAGCTTTTCTTTCTTTGAACTCCCATGTGTCTATAGAGCCAATCTCTTCAGCCGTGGCAGTTGTGACAGCTCTTGGGGGGAGAGTAAAGAGAAGTTCTCTGTAGTTATCTCCGCCAGGAAGTTTATACTTTTCATATTTTGTTCGCGGCTTATTCTGCGCAGCCCTATCAAGCTTCTTCTCAAGCATCAGCATTTCATTCACTTGAGCGTCGGTCATGTCTCCTTGATCTATAGTGTAAAGCTCATCAAGCCGCGCTTGCTCCTGCTCAGTTAATGCAGGAGTCTCAACTCCTTTAGTTACTTCTTCAATCTTCAAAGCGTTCGCTCGCAAGAAGTCCACAACTTCCTGCTTTGTAAATTTCTCTTTAGTTTTTAAGAAGTCACCGAGTCCAGACCACTTCATCTCTTCTGGCTTTATGTCTCTGAGCATTCCTTCAAGCTGCTGAGAACTTGCGGCTCCGCCCATCTTCTGCTCAACAGTTGATTCAAGCTTAGAATAGAATTGAGCCTTGACTGATTGATTGAACATGACTTCCTGCTCTTGAACTTGCTCTTCATTTGTAGGCTGATTTATCTTAGGAAGATATTTGTCTGCGAACTCAACGAACTGTTCAGGAGAGAATCCCATTCTCTGACCGATATTTGTAAATGATCTTTCAACAAGCTCCGCCGCATACTTGGCTTCGCGTGTAGGTCTTCCAGCAGCAACAAGCCTTTCTTGAACTATATCTTTAACCCCTCGAGCTTTCTGCTCAATGGCTTGCTCTTGAGGAGCCACTTCTTGATTAACTTGCGTAGCTTCTTCTGCAATCTGTTTCATTAAACCCGGAAGAGAAGCCATGTGTTCCTTAGCTTCTTCAAGGCTCATTCCGTCTGGAGTTGTGCGAGTTACTGGCAATAAGCCGTCAAAGTCTTCAGTCACACCAACGCTTGCCGCATACTTCTCAAGCGGAACTTCGATAACGCCGCCAGCGTCTTTCGCTTCTTGATAAGCCTTGCCGTTATCTCCCATGATCTCAGCAGCTTTCTCTAAAGGGTTCGCGCCCTTCTTATTCCAATAACTATCAAAGTCATCTGCCTGAAAGTAAACGGCGGCAGCGCCTTGACCGCCAGTCGCGGCTTCAACAAGCTCAGAAATCTTTTCAGGAATATTCTTTAAACTCTTTGTTTCTTTGATGGCTTTTCCCATCTCATCAAGAGCGACCGCATTCTGCAAAGTCTCCATTGACTGATCTGTTTTTTGAAGAAGCTCATCTGTTGCTTTCATCGGGTCTTTATTAAAAAGCTTTCTAGCAGCAAAGGCTTTTTTGGCTGATGCTGAAGACGCTGCCTGAATGGTCGATTGACCTAAGGAAGTGATACCTTCTTGAATGGCTGAACCAAGATCGACCTTAGAAAGATCGCCCTTCTGTTCTGCGATCTGGCCTGAGAACTCGCCGACAACTTCGCCAGCAGATTCGACAGCCACATCCTTAGCAAAGGCAGTTGTCTTCTTCGCAATACTCGCACCCTTTGCAGCTTTAGAAACAAACTGACCGCCGAAAGCGGCGAACAATCCATCGACTGCTGCTGTGGTTAAACCCTTTCTCAAGGCTTGAGCGCGTACTTCTTTCATTAGGTCTGGGTCTTTATAAGCAGCCTCAAGCTGATCTGGGTCAGTGATATCAACGCCGCGCTGTTCAAAGGCCGAGTTGATAACAGAACCGACCTCACTGACAGCACTGCCAGCGAACGCGCCAGCAGGGGTCGCTACTACGGCATAGGGTCCAGTCAGAACGCCTGCTGCGCCAAGACCGATAGAAGGAGCTGCATTCACTGCGTTCTCAGAAATTGAATAAGTCAATCCTCTAGGTCGAGTGACTGCGTGGCGAAGAAGGTCAAGACCTTCTGCGACCATTTCCACATCTCCGACAACAATCGACTTTAAAGCCTCAAGCTTCTTTCCTTCAGACCATTGAGTAAATCCGTTCTTAAATTTATTCCACGCCTTATTAACATCTCCGCCTTCTTCGGCCATGACAGCATTGAACTCTTTCGAGTAGTCAGGTCTTTTATCAGACAGCTCTTTGGCTCTTTTATTCATCTCAGCCTGAGCGACAATCATATCCCTATCACCTTTTCCAAAGGCGATCATAAGCCCAGCCATGCTTGATTTTAAATTGTTCCAGCCAGTCTCGCCAGCCTGAGCCATCTCTCCGCCAAACTGGACCATAGGCTTAGGAGTGTCGCGCTTTGGAACAAAGCCGACAGCTTTTTCAATGCGACCCATTGATGCAATATCATTCTGAGCGAAAGCTGCATTCTCAGGAGTTCCCATAAACTTTGCGACCCCAGGAGTGTCTCGAACCATAGCCTCATAGTCCACGCCAGCAAAGCGCGTCTTCTTCTCTATGGTCTCCATGTTTCTCTCAACAGTGCCGACATCAAGTCCGACATCCTTAGCCATCTTCAAAGCCTTCTCCATTCGAGTAGGCTCTTTCTCCCTAGCGTATTCCATCGACTGAGCGATGTTCGACTTCAGCCCTGCGCTCTCTTCCTGAAGAGCAGACTCATAAGGACCGTCTGCGACCTTTGGCGCAGCAGCAGGATTGAGAGATTGATCTTTCTCTTGTAGCAATAAATCTTCGTACTTATTTAGAGACATTATTTAAACCCTTTGTAAATAGCTCAAGGATAGCTGATTCAGTCACTGGCTTGTTGTACTTGCGAAGAACGCGCTCAATTTCCATGCGGTCCTTTGGTGGAACTTCTGTTACTTCGTATTCTCCAGCATTAGGGTCAACTTCAAAAAGTCGCTTCTTTGTATCAAAAAAGAATCCCTTTTCAGTGATGACTTGAATCTTAAGCTTGTCAGTTATTTCTTGCATCTCTGTATTGTTGAGTTTTCTTCCAAGCTTCTCTTGCATTGCAATCTGCTCTTGCTCAACACGATTAGCAAACTGCTGATATTTCTCTTTTCCAGACTTCGACTTTTTATCAAGGCCCATTGCTGAATAAGCATCAGTAACAATCTGCGTATCTGTGCGCCAGCCATCAAGCTCTTTCTTAGCTTTCCCATCTCCAGACTTCGAGCCAGTTTGAGCTGAGATAAAAGATTTCATATCTGCATCTGAAAGCTTATCTTTAAACTTCATTAGATTAAGATTCTCAAATTCTTTCCTAGTGGCAGGGTCGCCAGCAAGCTCTTTCAAATTATAATATGTTTCCATGTCGGTCTTAATAGAACCGCCGCCACGCTTTTCTTCAGCGTATCTCTTTAAAGCCGCTCGAGTTCCCCCATCGAACTGTGACCATTGAGACGGCGGAATCTGCCGAAGGTCTCCAGTTTTATCAACGATGTCATAAGCTCCTCGTTCAAGGTTCTCAATATAGTTCTTCTTTTCAGCTTCACGCAAAGAGAACTCAGACTTGAGTCTATCTTGTGTGTAGTCTCTTAGCTTTGGGTCTTCGATCTGACGAACTTCTCTCATGGCCGAAGTCAAGGAACCATGTTTTTGAACAAGCCCATCAACAATGCGCTGAGAGTTTCCACGCAAAGAACCTTCTTCTAAAGACTTCTCAAGTGCAGTGGCTGTGTCTCCAGTTAAAGATTCTTTTACAGTTTGAAAGTAAATGCTGGCTTTCATGTCTTCGCCGTTAGCAAGCATTCGCTCCATCACATCCTTATGTGTGTCGCTTTCAATCTTCTTCAATGTCATCTCAGTCCACTCAGGAGATCGACCATTGTTCTTAGCATGGTTCATCACTAAAGCTTTTTGAGCAAAGATGCTTTCGCCTACTTTTCCAGGAGTCTGATAGTTTAAAAGCGCATCTTCTCGAGCGGCATCGAGACCATATTTTAATGTCTCCGCATCGTATTCTTGAGATTCTTTAAAAATGTGTCTCTGAAGATCGCCGTCAAAATCAACTTTCTGTTTTGTTTTTATCTCAGCAAAGAGTCCTTTTTGTCGATCATTCCCAAGGCGGTCTTCAATCTCCTGCATTCTTTGATCGAATTGCGGAAGATACTCTTCCATAGCACCAAACGAATCACGACCCTTTCGAGTGACTGCGCCACTCTTCGGGTTATACATAAGATCATTCTTAGCCTTCATCGCATCAGCATAAGCTTGAGTTAGCTGAATTTGATCTGCTCTCTTGGCTTCATTCTCTATGATCTCAGCGCCCTGCTGAGCGAGCTGAGTGGAAGCGCGAAAGCCAGCAGCGACTCTCTCGCCGCCGCCAAAGGTCTCGACGCTTGTCAGGTCTTTGACTCTTGCATTAGGAAGAGCTGCATCTTGAACTGGCCTGTTTAGTGTTGGAACTGTTGGCATCTATTCCCCCTTAATTCTGGTATCCGGCAGAGCTTTTCTTCGTAGGAGCGAACATCGTTGAATTTGATGCGTAGCTTGCAGCCTGCACTCCATAACTTAGAGCCTGCATTCCGCCTGTCAACAAAGTCTGCTTAGCTGCGCTCTTGCCTTCGATCTTTGCGAACTCTCCTGCGAAAGTAGAATTGTTAGCTTCCACTCGATAACCCCATGCTTCTCTCCACGCATTATTGCGAATCTTTAAAGCATCAATCGCGCCTTGCATTCTGGTTTCTTCCTGAATTGCGGCGGCAGAACCAAAGTCCACATCGACCCCTTGAGCTGCATACGCCACGCGCTGAGAGCCAATCATCTGATCGACTTCTTTCTGATAGTTTCTAGCGTCAATGTCACCACGGCGAATTGAGTCTTCCGCCTGCATTGTAGACATCTCAGTGTTAATCTTTGCGATAGTAGCCTGATAAGTAGCTCGCGCTTTGATTGCCTGTGACTGAGCATAGGCATTTGAAATTGAGTTCATCGCGCCGATTCCGGCTCCGACCGCCATTCCTATTGCTGCCATCTTTCCTCCTTATCTAATTGGAATATCGCCTGCTGGATGTATTCCTAAAACCGTCATTGGCAATGGGTCAATTTGTCTTAAGAACACTCTCCCATTGTCATTGAAAGTTGACTCTGTGGCAACGTCCATCACGCCAGTCTTTAAAGCCACAGGGTCATCATAGTTCTCATCATCTCTAAGCTTAAATTCAATCAATCCGTCAATAGCTGTTGCGGCACTATCAGACACAGGAGTAGTCCCTGCCCACATTCCGCGAGTCTTTTCGACCTGAAGCCATACTTGATTTATAAGAATCTTTTTATTCACTAAAGACTCAGAGTTAGCCGAATCAATGGATAAAGTCTCGATGTCTGAAATATATGGCAGACCTATATGAATGACCCCATAAGCATCATCAAGAGTTATCTGTCCATTAGCTACAGTCACAACTACGTTATCAGGATTGTTCGGACTTCCGACCACATCGCCGTCGCACAGAAGAGAGACGTTCTTTCCTTCAAGATGTCGAAGACCTTTTATAGTTCTAACTGCGCGAACCCAGTTCGTCGTGTTAATTGCTCTTAGTGGAGAAGCCACATCTCGGTCTGGAGATACAACAGCATTCTGCGAATCGAAGATACTGACAATCTCACACACTACATAAGACGTTCCATCTGCGCTTGTGATCTGAAGCTTCTGGCCGACACTTGCTGCATTAAACATGGCAACGCTTGATTCCACTGCCACATTCTCAAGAGCAAGCCATGAGCCGCCGAGATTAGTTATTTTTAAATTATGGCCTGTGTCTGTATTTCTTCCGTCATAAGATAGAGCGGAATCCATAAAGACCATATCTTTTACATCAGAAATAAAACGAGTCGCCATTGCTTCGACATACTTCACTTCTCGACCGTTTACATTTCTGCGAACGACCATATATAAAGTGTCTTCTATACCTTCTGGAATAACACTAACTCGCTCAACAAAGCCATCAGTGTCGTGTTGAGTCCATCCCCATATTTGATGCTCTCGAATATACGTTAGAGAAATAAGTTTCCCATCGTCGCGCACAGCCCACACAACAGAGTTAGGTGTCTTCTGATAAGCCCAGTCTAAAATCTCATATCCATCAAATAGATGAGTTGAGAAGACAGTTAAATCATTCCCCTTGTATCCGTCTACAGTATAGTCGAAGCCAAAGTCTCGAACGATAGAACCACGCGCCTGAACAAAAATTGCATTTGAATCAATGACAATCGGCGGTCTCTTAGATGAACCATGATAAGAATATTGTCTCACGTTAATATCGCTTGGAGTTAGAACTCCGCCATTTCCGCCTTCGATTGTAAACTCTCCGCCAGAAGTCATAATGACAAGACGGTTAAGATCAAGGATGTGTCTGATCTCATTGACCTGTCTTCCTGCCATTCTAAATCTGATTCCATCAGAATCTTGACGTGGAATCGAAGTTGAAAAGTTATTATATAAACCAGTTCGAGACGTTCTTATCTCTTCCGGCTGAAGGGTTCCTGCTACATAATTATTATTTCCGAAGATCAATCTTTGTTGAGCATAATTCACGCACGAAGGTCTTATTTGATCTTCTGCTGGAGTGAAGTATGTGTCAACAATGGGGGGAGTTTTTGTAAAATCAGGAGTGATTCCGTAGTTAATAAATGTTGTAGTAGTGGAAGAGCCAACAAAGCCAATGTTTCCAGAGCGAACAACATATATATTATAATAAGCCGCGCCTGCGACCGAAGACCATGTGACAGTGTGAACCTGTGTTGATGTTGGTTCGTTGATTCCAGAAAGAGTCGCAGAGTCTCCAGAGAATCCTTCTTCGTATGTGTCGGCATCGACCGCGCAGACTCGATATTGATAATTATAAATGACAGGAGTTCCTGTTCCATCAGTAAAGCTCACACTCGCAGGAATACCTATCAATGGCTCAAGAACCTTCGGCGCGAGAGTCCAGTCATCATGATCTAAACGTGAAAGATCATAAGGGAAATAATTAGGATGCACTATTGTTATGATATCGCCACTCTGAGCGAATTGAATATCCATCAATTCATCAACAGAATAAGGAGTTGCAATCTCATAAATCACAGCAGACAATCCATTCGCAGAATAAGCTGTGAAGCCAGTCGAGTTGACATAGCTTCCATCTAAGTATTTTAATTTATATGTGTTGGCAGTTACATCACTAACAAGATAGTTCTGACCATTAAGTTCAATCATTCCGTCGATGTCTGAAATATAAATTTCTTGACCATTAGAGTAGCCGTGAGCTGTTGACGTTATAACAACTTGAGAAGCTTGTGTCGCTCCTGTGATGTTTTTTGTCGCGCCAAGAATGTAGGCTCCGTTTCGGATAACTCTCATATACTCATCGCCGAACTCAAGCATATAAGTTTGATCGGCGTTAAAAACGAAAGGTATAAGGCGCGGAGAAGTCGATATCCCTGTCTGCTTTGCTTCTCCGATGAAGCGAGTTCCTGGTCTGTTCTGCATTCCGCCAGAACGAATAATTGTCACATTGCGAGCCTTGCGAACTCCAGTTTGATACTTAATAGTGTCAACTCTCGCATAGAGAGCTGGAGCTAATTCGCCGCCTGCTAAATTTCTCTGTGACAATAAACTCATTGACTACTCCTTATAGAATCCAGCAACAAAATTGTGCTGTGCCTTGAAGACTTCAATGACTGTGCCTTTGCAAGCAGAGTCTTTGAACTTCTGAACTTCTTTTAAGTTCACTGCGTATTTATATTTTTTGTTGCCATCTTTCACAAGAACAACAATGTATCTGTGAACGTGCAATGTAGGCTCATACTTTTTTGACAGTCTCTTAATTGACATTTATTTCTCCTCGTAAAGTGTTGATGCGCTCATCTTCTTTTCTGGTTCCATTCCCATTTCACAAATCTGTAGGCCGATAGAGATTCTCTCTTCGCCTTCAGATTCATGCGCGTGTACATCACACACTTCAGCCATAGCTTCGATGTAGAATTTTTGTTTAACTCCAGGCAATGTCTTAAGTCCTAACTTCTTAACAGTCTCATGATCGAGATGAATGCGAAGCCCATAGGGATATTTCTCAGGCTCGCAAGCAACAGCTTGGTTTTCAACTTTCTGAACTTGCGACTTCTCCATTGATGCCATCTTCATTTTATTCTCCTTAGTTAAAAAAACAGGTTAATACTGTTCTCGCGTTATATTTATGTTGACCGAATCCTTCTGCTGGTTCTGCACAGTGGAAGAAAGATGCGTCGTGAATGAGGCATCTGTTATATTTCCCTTGGCAGAAAAGCGTCTTGCTCCACTTATCAAAGCCCGAATAAGATAAGTTCTCAATCTTTGTTGAGAATGTCTGCTGATGTCCTTCAGTATCATGAGAGTAGAATCCTGTCCCGGCTCCTTCAGGCCACAATAAATTAACGTACACATGAGCAGAATACTTTCCCATGCTGATGTCGCTATGGACCTGATGTGGGTTCTTAACTCCTTCAGGCATTCTGCGAGCAAAGATAAAATTCGGTTCTATGTTGTAACCAAGAAGAGAAGATAATTGTGCGATGAATGTTTCTCGAACAAGCTCAGGAACTTCAAGACAAATGCCTGGATATGTAACCCCATCAACAGGATTCACAACATCGGAATAGGAACAGTTTCTGACCGCTCCTAGAATCAGCTTCGGCTCATTAAAGAAATTATCGAACATCGCAAGAACTGGCTTCACTAGCGTCTCGCTCTCTCGAACTCGCTCTCGGGTTCGCGGTCATACTTTGCTTCGTTGGCTTGGCGAGCTTGAGCCTTTGGCATCTTTGCAAGAAACATATTATAAGCTTGCGGTCCTTTTTTAAATGGGTCTCCGCCAGTTATTCTCGCCGCAATATAAGCAGCAAGGAGAAATGAAAGAGCCATTGCAAAGTCGGCAGGAAATCGGGAAGGGTCTGTTAGTTTCACGGTATATTCTACTTCAGCCTGATCTTTGTCAGTGTGAATCTGCTTTCCGTCATTATCGCCAAAGATTCGATATTGAATTTCGCTGTCTTTAGAATCATTCCGAGTTCCACTTAGTATGCGTCTGATATCGAGACAATCTGTAGGGTATTGATAAGCATAACCCCATTCAGCAGAAGGCTGTTCTTCGATCAAAGCAAGTGCTGCAATCTTAGAAGCGAATGGCCAGTGAAAGCCCTGAAGCACTTCTTCAACAGCAGTGTCAAAGTATTCACGGCAGGCATTAGCTTCTGCTGATCTCTCAGTCTCGAAGTTCGCAATAGTCTTTGAAGAGCCAAGATGAGAAAGAGCCAAGTTTGATATTTTTGTTTTTGTAAATGACATAGTTATTTCCCCCGAAAGAAGTCTTTAAACTTCTGCCACTTTGTTTTTTTGTTCACGCCAATAGGAAGAGCGATAACAGGCTCAACTTCTTGAGACTGCTTTGCTGGCTCAACGAAGAAGAAATCTCCTGCCTTGATCTTAAGTTTATCAGCCTTATGAATCGTCTCTTCTGGAGCAAGGTCAACGCGAGTTGAGTCATCACACACAATGACTTTTTTAACGACATTCTCTTTTACTATTATGTACTTTCTCATCATCGGTCTGTAGTCCTTAAAGTCTTCATATAAAACCAATCGCAAGTATACGAAGGAGAGCCTGTTCCTGCTGACTTTGCAATCTTCCAGAAGAAACGTGTAAATTGCCCAGCCCCAGGAAGACCAGAGCTGATGGTTCCGCGAAGAGTTCCATCAATATAAAATTGAGCTTCAGTTCCTGCTTCGTTAATATCTATTTCGAGCTTCTGATAAACAGATGCTGTCGGTCCTACGGTCAGGTTAACGGCTGATCTCACGCCCCCAGCCGCAACAACACCTTCCCATAATCCGCTATTTACTGAATGCGTGTATCGGAAATAAACTCCATTGTCTTGATCTGCTGAACCGAATTGATCTCCAATGCCAAAATAAAGTGTATATGGAGTTCCAGCTACAGAGAGCTGATCGACCACAAGTCGTGCTCCTGTTTTTATTCTATTGTTCCCGACAACAAGAATGCCTGAGCCATACATTGCTGCTCTTGCAGTTGTTCCAGTGCCAGTGACCATTCCAAAGCACCCGAAAGCATTCTCTGTGGTGTTCGCTCCATAAGTGGAGTCGTTTGTCATAATGTGGCCAGTGCCGCCAGCGGAGTCAGTGGCAAGATTTAAGTTAGCGCGATCTGCTTCATTAAAGTCTGTAAAGTAAAGAAACTGTCTGCTTGGGTTAATGTTCCAATCAAGCTCATCTTC